CCATCGTGTCGCGACGGTCTCCATCAACAGGATGTAGCTGGATCGCTCGACCAGTCGCGATCTGTTCGCGCAGCGCGATGAGATCAATCTGATCATCGTCGAAGTCGCGGTCGATGATCTGGCTGTCGAAGAAGTGGCCAGCCACGTAGCTCGCGTAGGGAATGCTTCTGCGTCCTCGTCGCTTCACATCACTTCCCACTCGACACGCGTCACCCTTGCGCCTGATCTCGTTTCGGTGGTGACGCGAAAGACCTTGAGCTTCTCACCGTATGCAGCTTCCATCGCCTGTCGCTCGAACTCGATGTCCTCCGGCGTTGCCACGTGGAGAAACAACGAGCCCAGTGCGAGCACGTCGGCGGCGCGAGTATTGATCATGGCTTCATCCTTTCCAGATCGTATGGCGTTGGCTGGTACGGTCGGTCGCCACGCATGGACTTCGCGTATGCGATCTGTCGGCTCTTGATCCAGTCCAAGGTGGACGGCGGCACGAACATCGCCGGGCTGATTCCCTTGATGCTGTGATCTGGCCAGACACCGAACTTCTCAAGGTACTTTCGCGCTGCCCAGCCTTCCTTGTAGCCGTGCTGCAACCCGTAGCGCTTCAACTCCGACAGGAATTCGGCCTTCGCTTCCATCGTCAGGAAGACGCGCGGCTGCTTCGGCTTCGGCTTCAACTCTCGAAGCTCGCCATTCTCCGGCTCGATCTTGCTCACCACCTTGGCGACGAAGCCACACGCCGGGCACTGCGCCATCTTCGGCAGCTTCAGGTATCCGCAGCCCGGACACTCCTTCGGCAAGCGGATGCCGTCGGTGCGGTTCTCGTGACGCGGTGCTTTGCCGTCGTGGAGTCCGATGTAGCTCTCGTCAATGTCGGTGACGAAGCCCAGTCGTGAGTGATTGTCGGAGTGGTCGAGGACCAACAGGTGATCCTTACCCGGTGCCGTGCGAAGACCTCGCCCGATGATCTGCGTGAACAGCATGTCGCTCTTCGTCGGTCGGCACAGCGAGATGCAGCGCACATCCCAGTCGATGCCGGTGGTCAGCGTCTCGACGTTGCACACGACCTTGATGGTGCCGTTGTGGAAGTCGCGGCGCAGTCGAGCGCGGTCGCTGTCGCTCGTGCCGTGATCCTGATATCCAGCAGGCACGCCGTTCGCCTCGAACTGCAGCTTCAGCTTCATCGCGTGCGCACGATCCACCGCGTAGCACAGCGTCGGTCGGTTCTCGCCCAGTCGCAGCCACGTCGCCACGGTGTCGGCGACCAGCGGCTGCATCGCGTTGCTGAGTTCGGTCTCGTTGTAGTCGCCGCCAGTGATGCGCACGCCAGAGAGATCAGGATGATCCGGCGCATAGACCTTGAAGTCCGACAGGTTGCCAGCGTCGATCATCTCGCGGATCGTCGCTGCCTTGTGGAAGAAGTCAAACCACGCGCCCATGCCCTTGCGCCACGGCGTCGCGCTGAGCCCGATCACCGGGACGTTCTCCCACTCAGGCACGCGGTTGTCTGGCGTGCCCAGCCACTTCTCATAGAAATTAAACCACGTGTGGCATTCGTCCATCAGCACGATGTCAACGGTCGGCATCGTCTTGCGCTTCATCAGCGTCTGCACGGAGCAAACCTGAATCGGCATGTCCCAGTTCGTCATGTGATGGTTTGCTTGGATCACGCCAACTTCGAGGATGCCCTGCTTCGCGAACATGCTCACGGTCTGGTCGATCAGCGAGATCGCTGGTACTGTGAACATTACTTTCTTGTTGCGCTGCTGTGCGCTCTCGACCAGTGCCGATGCGAACACGGTCTTGCCCCAGCCGGTTGGTGCTTGCATGCACAGTCGCCGTTCGCCGGACCTGACTGCATCGCGCAACGTCTGCAATGCATTGTCTTGATCAGGTCGAAGCGTCTTCAATTCCGCACGCTCGTCGAACAGCGATGTCATCGCTTCCACCTCCCGGTTAACATGTCGAGCCAATCAAAGCTCACCACCGACGGGATCATGACGTGGACCCGTCGCTCGATCTTGTTCTTCTCAGCTTCCATCACCAGTCGCTTCGCTAGCGAGAACGCCGCAGCCTGCCCGGTGTAGTTCTCATCGTTGTCGGCATAGATCGCGATGTGCTTCGCTGTCGCTGGCGGTTGCCACTTCTCCAGCATCACCGCCGACGTCGTCGCCCACACCGGCATGCCGTGCATCACTGACGCGGCCAGCGCGGTCTCGATCCCTTCGGCGACGCCCATCGTCTCCGCCGCATCACCCAGTCGGATCGCGCCGCCCGCAGGCACGTTGCCCGGCATGAACATGCGCACCGGATCGACGTCGGCTTTGCTGCCGTCTTCGTTCAGGAAGGTTCGATGGATCGTCGCTGGCTTGCCGTGTTCGTCGGAGAACACCGCGATCATTCCCCACGTCACCGTGCTCGATGGCTTGTGGCGCAGCGTCGTCCAGCGCAGCGCCTTCGGCCACGGTCCCATCAGTCCACGCTTGCGCAGGTATCGAGCAGCGCAGTTGTCGCCACCGTTGAGCGGCTCGCTGCCAGCGTAGACGTTGCGCAGCGCTGTCGGGTTCGACTTGTTCGGTGTGAACTCCACTTGCTTCGGCGGCAGGTTGCCGATGATCCTGTCCACCTCGCTGGCCGCTCGCTTGTAGTCCCAGCCGTTGATCTCCATCAGGAGCTTCATGCCCATGCCAGCGCCGCACTGGCTGCAGTAGAAGTCGCCCTTGCGATTGCGGTCGGTGAAGCGGAAGCGATCAGTGCCACCGCACATCGGGCATGGCTGGTGCTTGCCCGACAGGATTGCTGTCGATACGCCAAGCGCTGGAAGTATCTCGCGCCATCGGCCTATCGCTGCGTCGAAGGTGTCGATCTTCATTGATCGTTCTCCACCGCTCGCTCGTACAGGAATGCCTGAAGCGTGGAGACGAACGACGCTGCTGTTTGCATTGGGATCGCGACGTCGCAGATGTCGATGCCTTCCTTGTCGAACGCGACGAGGTGCGGACCGCATCCCGGTCTGTTGCGGCATCGGCATCGGGCCAAGCGGAAGCCGTGCGCCTTCGGCGTGTTCGGCATGGCGCTGCCTAACTTTCGTTTCAGCACCATCACGCATGCCCCTGTACGTTGCAGGTCACCGTGAACTGGTACGGTCCGTTGCTCTCGTGATCCCAACTCGCGCTGCTGATGTACTCAGAACACTCGATGCACCAGTAGAGTTCTGTCGCCACGCCGTTGAATGACGAGTGACAGTTGTGCAGAGGCGGTCCGTAGATCAGCACGCCGCCGCACTCGCTGCATTGATTTGGATCGCTCATCGCTTGCTCCTCTTCTTGAGACTGGCGTCCAGCTTCTGATTCTTCAGCCACTGAGCCTCCTCCCGACGCGCTCGCTCATCAAGGGAGTCGCGCGGCTTGTCAGCGACGACGTGTCCATTGTCGAACACTTTGCCGGGTTGATACTTCTCCTCGTAGGCCTTGAATTTGCGCGTCTTGCGCCAGTCCATCCGCTTCGGCATCTGTTGCTCCGTTTCCGAATTTGGTCACACCTCTCCACTTTCCTCCAAGGATAACCTGCAGGGTGTATCCCGGCAGGTCGGTCCCGAAGTACTCGTTGTCCTCGCTTGGTTCAGCCGTCCCAAAGTGGACAAAGGGCCAGCCCAATAGCTGACGTTCCCCACGGCTCAGGGCAGTACGATCACGACCGGGCTGTGTATGGGACCGGGAGCCTCCGAGCGGACATCCCACAGCAACGGGTTCTTGGCCGATGTGATCGACCGATGGCACTTGCTGGCATTTGGGGAGTTGATGTTCGCGTCGGATCAGATTAAATCTGGACGCAAGTCATCGACTGCCTTGGCGCAAACAAGGTCGTCGGCTTAACGAGGGGCCACCGTTTGCAGCGGTGGCCTTTCTCGTTTCTAGGGTCTCGACACTGGTCGATCTCCTGCGGCGGCGTCAAACAGTTTCAGCATTTCACCTTCGAGAAATATTTGCGGTCGTAATTGAGACAGTCGGTTGACTCCGGATGTCGCGTGATTCGGTTCGAGCTATCCACAAGATATTGATTGATCTCTCCACGTGAGCGATTGAATTCGATCTCTCACGGTGAGCGCTGGAATTATTTGTCGTGGTGCACCTCGTAGTCGTGCGTCACGAAGCCGATGGACGAATCACCTCGCTGGTGTTCGGCGATCCAGAGCTTCCGGCCACGGCACCGCGTGCACGTCAAATCCTCAGCGAACACGTGCTCGCACAATGGGTGCAGCGGGTTGCGCCAGTCCACGCGCCAGTGCCCGCGCACCTGATGCGCTCGCCGACGCAACAGCGCGTCGGTCTTCGCGATCAGCGTTCGCCACTGCGTCTCCGGCACGGTGAGGTGAACGATGGAGTGCTTCAGGAATTTCTTGTAGCTGCCTCGCGCGACGAAGCCGCGACTGGGCTCGACGTGCTCGACGTTCACCGGCAAGTCGTTGATCATTGAGAGCATCATCCACACCGCGCGGCCTTGCGCTCGCATGCTCCAGATCGAGCGCGGTGTATGGTCCGGCTTGAAGAAGGGGCGCAGGTCAGCGCTCAGACCATCGACGATCCTGATCTGGTCGTTGCGATAGCCAGTCATGCCGCCCAGCAATTCGCTGTCCTGCCAGACATAGTCGTCAGGCGCAGGGTTCTCCGATTTGATCGGCTGCTTCGCAAGGTTGTTGTTCGCGTCATCCTGCGCTGCCGTCATCCACTCGTCGGGAATGTTCGAGCGCCGCCACGGCACCACCGTGGTGTCGTCAGCGCACCACGCCATGTTGAAGATGTTCAGCTTGAGATCGTCTTCGTCATCATGCATCGCATACTTCGCGCAATGGAATGCGGTCTCGATATTCGGATGCTGTTGGATCAGCCAGCCCTGACGCATCGCGGTCTTCATGCCGGGCTTTAACTGGAGACCGTGCCGCTCCATTGTCCGCGCTCGATACGGTCGCGGGTCATGCTCGATCCACGTCAGCGCGTGCGGCAGGCGCGACAGCAGGCGCATGTTGTTCAGCATCATCATCCGTCGGCGATACGATCCCTTGCCGATGATCGCCATCTCTGCGTCGGCCCAGTAGCGACTCATCGCATCGTCGATGACGAACTTCCTCGCTGGCAGCATGGCACGGCATGCCTTCGCCAGCGACGGGTTCAGCTTTGGTCGCATCGAGAACGCGACGAATGCGTCGGCGAGTGTCGGTGGGTTCTTCACCTCGCCACCTCAAACTGGATCAGCTTATGCTGCGGCACCCACCAGCTATCGCCTCTCCAGAATTCATTCGGCGAACCGTCGGCCTTCTCGCGCTTCGCGTCGGCGACATCAAACCACCCTCGCAGTGTGCCGGTCATGTAGTCCAGCGTCACCAGTGCGGCACGATCTCCGGTGTCCTTCGGCCTGATGATGAGATGACCGCGCGGATGATAGGTGCCGCGCACGTGCCACGTGCCAACGTCAGGCAGCTTGAACGTGTTCACCGTCTCCGCCCAGTAGAGCCCGTTGATCTTGGCGAAGCACTTCTCCGCGATGGCTCCGCAGATGTCTATGTCCCAGTCGCTCTGATCGCTGAAGCGAGTGTTCTGAATCTTGTCGTTGCGCATGCTGGCGATGCGCCGCGATATCCCGGCGACGCACGCGGTGAACATCTCAGGAAACGCCAGCGCTGCTGTGAGTGTACCTACCTTGGGGATCGTAAGTTCATGTTGCTCCGTCGAACTCAATCTCTTCTCCTCTTCTGAAACAGCGGTGATGTCCTCACTCCAACTTCTGGGTCGAGGAACGAGCACTGGAAATTCCACAACGCACACGCGTCGGCCTCGTCGTGCGTGCTCACCATCCAGCCAAGCTGGCGGCAGCGCTCGACCGTCGCTGGCTTTGCGATTGCGCTCTTCATGTTCTGACCAAGGAAGTGCGAGCGCACCTGCGCTGTCGTCGCCTCGCGTAGCTCGAACTTGTTGTGCGCCCATTCTTCCAGATGTTCGGCGAGACCGATCAGCATCTTGATCGTCTCGATGTTAGTCTTGCCGCCCATGAATTGGACGTTCGCCGACTCGTACACGATCAGATCAGGCTGCGCGTCGCGCACATTCCACTTCCCTTCGAGCCACGCGCGGAAGCTGCGATAGGCTTGAGCACGTGAGCCGCCCGGCTTGATGAAGCGGATGCTTCCGAACGTCGGGACGCCACGAGGTGGGCCATAGGCCCATCCCGTAGTCGTCGCGAGATCAAGAGCGAGTACGTTGCCCTTGAAGGTCATGCGAAACGGAAGGCGTGTTTGCCTTCTGCACGGCGGCGCTTCAGCATGGTCAAGCCACCGATGCCGAAGAAGCCAGCGATCATCATCGCCCACGTCGATGCTTCCGGTACAGCCTGTGCAATCGGCACGACGCCAACGTCGAGGCGGTAGTGCTCGAAGTTGGTGATGGTGCCGCCCTGATCAAGCAACGTCAGGCGCGTCATCACCTCGCCATCGCTGGCGCGGAACGTGAAGCCGTTCTGACCATTCTTCAACGCGCCAAGGTCGAAGCTGAAGAGAGGCTCTTCAACGCCGAACTTATCGACGGCACGCACGAACGCGAACAGATTGCCGTCACCAGTCACGGAGAAGACCTGCGTGGTGGTGCCGATCAGAAACGAGTTGGTCTGATCGTGCGCCTCGATCTGAAGATTGTTCGTGCCGTTGATCTTGATGTCGTTGCCGTTCGATGCAGCTTGGAAGGTGTTCACATCGAGCGCCCTGAACTCGATGATGCCTTGATGCTGGCCGTTCAAGCTACCAAGCGCCACGTTGCCGCTCAGTGAATTGAAGATCACGTTGTCGCCCGTGCCACTCAGATTGGACTCGAACGTGATCGAAGCGCTGGCAGGCAATGTCAACGCAGCCAGCGCAGTGCAGGCTAATAGAAACTTTCTCAT